TCAGATATATCGTACTGTACAGGGGTAGGTTCAGGCAGACCTAGATGGTCCCACGCTAAATAGACAAAATTCCTAAAGTCTTTCAGCTCGTTAGGGATTTCCATTACGCTTCTTTAGTTTCCGTGAAGGGGAGAGCCTTGACTAAATTCATCACAGGCTTACTCTCTTCCACTACTACAGTCACGTCGTTGTCTTTCAAAAACTTAATAGCCGCAGAGATGTCACCCGTAGAGGCTTCGCCTGTGGCGATGCGCTCCAAAAGTTCTTTAGCTACGTCTTCGTGAAGTTTTGAAAGAAGGGACTTGAGATTGTCGTTACTCATTGTTATAATGCGAGTGCTACGCCCCCGTAGTATAACACAACCCGATACAAATATCTATGGGTATCACCCCCGAAGAATTTAATAAGAATGTTGAGGACATGAGAGTAGAGATGAAACATCTCAAGTCTGAAGTCCGTAAGGCATACAACAAGCTCTCTAAACAGCAGGCTACGGAGGCGTTGATACACGAAGCCGTAGAGGAGGCTCTGAAGGGCGTAAAGGTTTCTACCTCTCCCAAGCTAAAGACTAAGGGAAAACGCTCCAAAAGCTCTAAGAATACGCCTGAGGCGTGGCTGTGTCTTTCCGATTGGCAGGTAGGTAAGGTGACGGAGACATACAACTCACAGATAGCGGCTCGCCGTGTCCATCAGCTCACCAATCAGGCGGCTGACCTACTCCGTAAGGAGAAGCCTAAGGTCCTACATATCATCCTACAAGGTGACATGGTGGAAGGAGAGGCTATCTTCGCGGGACAACCCTTCGAGATTGACGATGACCTGTGGACACAGGCGGTCAAGACCGTACCACAGCTAATTACTCATGTCATCACCAAACTATCCCCTCTCGTCCCTAAAATTAAAGTGGCGGCAGTTCATGGAAACCACGGTCGTTCAGGCTTTAAGGGAGGAGGACATAGCAGAAAGACAAATTGGGATTTGGTATCTTACAATACTGCCGAACTTATGTGTAAGGTTGCAGGCGTTAAGAATATGTCTTGGGAAATTTCTGAGACTTGGTTCGTCAAGCAGAAAGTAGCAGGCAACGGCATACTCTGCGTACACGGAGACCAAGTTGGCGGTGGTAATCCCTTCAACGTAAACGCCATCTTTAAGAAGGCGATGGGGTGGACCCATAACATTGAGGATTGGAAGTTCCTTAGCGTTGGGCATCACCACACCCACGCATCAGGGGAGCTTAACAGGGATATGTACTTCTTCCTCAGCGGTAGCCCTGAGTCAGGTAACGAATTTGCTAGAGAAAAGCTCGCTCAAGGCGGGTTAGCTATGCAACGTATGTGCTTCTTCAACCGTAAGGGGCTTATTTCCGAACACTTACTTAAATTAAACTAATGGACAAAGAGACTTTTCCAATAATAACTAAAAAACAAGTCGATGCACTTGTAGAACTGATACCAAAGGATTTACCTAACTTATCCGATACTGACCGAGAAGTGTGGTATAATGTCGGGAGGCAATCTGTAGTCTCCCTTCTCTTAGAAATATATGAGATACAGAACGAGTCTATATTATATAACTAATCATGTCAGCTTTCACAACTTACCTTAAAGATTTCGGTACTAAGCACACTGCTAGTATCATTTGGTTTACCGTAGGCGTTCTTCTAGGAACGTTTGTACTATAATGTGCATGGGTTCTGCCCCTAAGATGCCTGAGATTCCTGAGGCTCCTCCTGCTCCTAAGCCACCTGAGCCATTAGCGCGAAGAGTGGAGAATCCCGAAGCGGCAGGTACAGATAAGTTCGGTAGACGTAGACGCGGTAAAGGCTCTTTAGTCATACCACGCAGAGGTCTTAATATACCTAGCTGATGCCTGAAGCTGAAACTCTAACAGCGCAGGCTTGGTACGAGAAGCAGCAAGGCAATCGAAATCCGTACTTAGATAGAGCGCGTGAAGCATCGAAGCTAACTATCCCTACTCTAGTAACAGAGGAAGGAGATAAGTCTGCACAGAAGCTAAAGACTCCTTACCAAAGCGTAGGAGCGCGTGGCGTTAATAACCTAAGCTCTGCTCTATTGATGAGCTTGCTTCCACCTAATGCCCCATTCTTCCGTCTAGCATTAGATGAGAAGGCTAAGGCTGAGATGGAAGGCATCGAGCAGGTAAAGACTGAAGTTTCTACCGCACTCTCTGAGATGGAACGTAATATCCATAAAGAGATTGAAGGTAATAACTTCCGAGTAGGACTGTTCGGAGCTTTGAAGCAGTTGATTGTTTCAGGCAACGTCCTACTTCATGTACCTAAGGAAGGACACATGAGAGTGTTCCACTTAGACCGTTTCTGTATTACAAGAGACCCGATGGGAAATGTTGAGCGTATCGTCATAAAAGAAGATATAGCTAAAAACCAAGTACCTGAAGAAATAAATACATCAGACACGCCCTCGGACGTTGATACTGTCAGCCTGTATACCTCCATATCTACCATTGATTCTAAAACTGTTGAAGTGTATCAAGAGATTGGCGGCATCCGCGTGGGGGGTTCTGAAGGTACATTCCCTAAAGATAAGAACCCATTCTTACCTCTACGACTTAACCGTGTAGATGGCGAAGATTATGGGCGGGGTTATGTAGAGGAGTACTTAGGAGACTTAGAGTCTCTTGAAGGATTGACTCAAGCTATTGTTGAAGGCTCAGCCGCGTCAGCTAAGTTACTATTCTTAGTAGCTCCTAACGGCACAACAAGAAAGTCCCGCATCGCCTCTGCGGCTAATGGTGCTATCATTGACGGCTCAGCAGGTGACGTATCTGTTCTACAGACGCAGAAACACGCTGACTTCCGTGTAGCATTTGAGACTATCAATCAGATACAAGAGCGATTGAATTACGCATTCATGCTTACTGAGGCGGCTATCCGTAAAGCGGAGAGAGTAACTGCTGAGGAAGTACGTCTAGTAACTCAAGCTATCGAGCGTCAGCTTGGTGGTATCTACTCTGTCCTCTCTCAAGAGTTCCAACTACCGCTAGTTAAGATTGTCATGCAACGTATGCAGTCTTCAGGACGCTTACCCAAGATGCCTAAGAATATGATTCACCCGATGGTGGTGACAGGTATCGAAGCATTAGGAAGAGGTAACGACCTCAACAAACTAGATAGTTTCGTTGCAGGCATCGGACAGATACTTGGACCTGAAGCTGTACAGCAGTTCGTTAATATGTCAGAGTACCTAGACCGCAGAGCGGCGGCACTTGGCATTGATACTAAAGGCTTAATCAAGTCACAGGAAGAGCTACAACAAGAAGCTCAACAAGCCCAACAGCAAGCAATGATGCAGCAGTTAGGTCCTAAAGCGATGGATGCAGTTACTGACTCCGCGCAACTCCAACAACAACAACAAAACCAAGCCCCTCCACAAGAGGGCTAATAATAATATGGGTGAAACTCAATCAGTAGAAATTCCTCACGAGGAAGCAGGGGCGTTAAGTCCTGAACAACAAGCCGCCGAAGTAGGAACTACAGAGGCAACAACCGAACGTCCTGAATATCTTCCTGAGAAGTTTAACTCTCCCGAAGAAATGGCTAAGGCTTACGGAGAACTTGAGGCTAAGCTAGGTGGAGGAGAGAAAGCTGAAGAATCTTCAGATGACTTATCTATACCTGAGGCTCCCGCAGAGGTAAGCCAAGATGATATGCAATTCTACTCTGACCGCTTTGCTGAGAACGGTAAGCTAGAAGAGTCAGACTATGAAGGTCTAGCCTCTAAGGGTCTATCTAAAGACATGGTAGATACTTACATAGCAGGACAGCAAGCTATAATTCAACAGTACACAGCTCAGGTGTACAACCAAGTCGGAGGCGAGGAGAGCTACACAGCGATGACTCAATGGGCTTCCGAAACGTTCTCCGCTGAAGAGGTTGCTGTGTTTGACGCGGCAGTTAATTCAGGAGATACTAACCAAACCATGAGTGCAGTTAAGGGCTTACAAGCTCGATACCAAATGGAGAACGGCACTCGTCCAAATCTAATGCAGGGTAAAACAAGTGGCTCAGGAAATGAAGCCTATGCCTCTCTAGCAGAAATGAAGAGAGATATGGCTGACCCTAAGTACCACAACGACCCTGCGTTCCGCGACTCTGTTACACGCAAACTCGCAAACTCTAACATCATGTAAGTGGTGTTACGAATTTAGTTGTAAGTGTTAAGCCCTTTACGAAGGATAACTCAAACTCCTAAGCTATATTCAATTCTAACCTTTTTTCTTTTTACACATAAACCTTAGGAGTTTATAATGGCATTACCTTTATCATTCGCAGGAGACGCGGCAGGAGCTGGAGACGGCAACCTCGACCTCTTCTTGCGTCAATTCTCAGGAGAAGTCATCACAGCGTTCGAAACAGCGAACATAATGATGCCTCTTCACACAGTTCGCACGATTAGTCAAGGCAAATCGGCACAATTTCCCGTAATCGGTGACACAACCGCCGAGTACCACACCCCTGGGGCTTCTCTCATTGAGACTGACCCTGCAGGTGGAGCTTTACAGAAGTTCACTCATAACGAACGTCTAATTGCTATTGACGATTTGCTAGTTTCTGCTGCCTTCATTGACAGCTTAGACGAAGCTCGCGCTCACTACGATTACCGTTCAGAGTACAGCCGCAAGATGGGCTATGCTCTAGCTAAACGCGCTGATATTCATCTTATCAACACCGTATACCAAGCATCAAAGGCAGGCGCAACAGCACCTCAAGGTGCAGGTGGTGGTGATATTGAACTTTCTTGTGCAGATTCCGTTGCAGACACAGCAGTAACTTCTGCTGTAATAGTATCAGCTCTCTTCGAGGCTGCTGCGGCAATGGATATTAGAGACGTTCCTTCCGAGGACCGTTATGTAGTTCTCAATCCAACTCTATACTACAACTTAATCAGTAACGGTACAGCAGGTTTTGGTGTTGCTACTTCAGTAGCTAACTCCGACATCGGTGGTACAGGTTTTGGTTCAGGTTTAGTCCCTATGATTGCAGGTTTTGAAATCTACAAGTCTAACAACCTTCCTTCAGGCACAGCAGCAGATGACGCGGGTGTTCGCACACCTAACGTTTACGATGCTCCGCTAACAGCGGAAGATGCTAAAGGAATTATCTTCCATAAGTCAGCTATCGGAACTGTCAAGCTTCGTGATTTGTCAATGGAAAGTGAATACCAAATCGAGCGTCAAGGTACGCTGATGGTAGCTAAGTATGCTATGGGTCACGGAGTTCTCCGTCCTGAAGCTGCATTCTTACTAACTAACTCTGAAGCATAGAGTAACTTTGGGGGGTATCTTCGGATGCCCCTCATTTACCCCAACAGTAAAAATATAATATTATGGCAATTAAAGCAGCAACATTAGCGTTTGACTCCACTCGTGTAACCGAGAACGGA